AATCTTATTCTTAAACCATCAGCAGTTAATGTAGCAACACCACTAATACTTGCATCAGCATAAATAATAGAGCCAGATAGAGCAACTGTTAATGTTGCACGACCACTAATATCACCACTACCAAATGCGACATAAATACCATTAGCAGTTACAGTAGCAGATCCCGTAATAGAACCTGTTGCAGTTTTTAAGAAACCACCTAATGCAGATACAGTGGCTACACCACTAACACTTGCATCACCAAGTCTTATTCTTAATCCATCTGCTGTTAGTGTTGCAGTTGCACTGATAGATGCAGCAGAAGTTCTTTCTCTTAATGCACTAGCTGTAACAGTTCCTATACCCTCTATCTGTGCAGCACCTGTTTTTACTATAGTGCCTAGTGTAGAGTATGGACTCTGTGAAAAGGTTGAAATGCCAAACATTTATATTTCAGCCTCCATCACCTCTCTAAACATATCAGAACCAAAGACACTAAAGTCTCCATCCTTCCACTTAATGTGTATCATGTTGTCAGGTGTTACTGTCCAACATCCTTTAACGAAAGAGTGGTTAGTATTCTGTGCTGCTGCTCTAAAGCCCCTCTCATTATTATCACATGGAGTTTTAGCTAGCACTATCCTTGTATTGGGATTCAAATAATAAACTTGATATTGCTCTGCAAAGACTATAGTGCTTATAAAGAGTAATGCTACTAGCGTAATTTTTTTAATATACTGCATACCTTCTCCTTTAGTGAGATACATAAATCTCTACCATAAAATTCCCAAGTGATTGCACCACCTATAAACCATAATAAATACATCATTTGATTATCCATCCATGTGATGATGCCCAAAGATAAACTAGCCCAACGAGAGCCATTGCTGTAATACCTTTAAGACTCCATTTCCCAAACTCCATAAACTTTTTATCTAACCACTCTTGTAAGCCTTCCTTCATCGCTTCTTTAGTTTCTTCTGGATTAGGTTTCATCAGCTTCTTCTGGTTGGTTACCTTCTGCTAACCATTCTAGGTATGCTTGGTAGTCTTTGTTGTCTGAATCAAAAGGGATAAATGCCCCACTACTTATTTGTAGCACTTGTGTTGTGCTTATAGTTCCATCTATATTTTTTGTTAATTTATATTTCATAATTATAGCTCCGAATCTGCAGTCCAAGCCCCACCAGAAAAGGCTGCTGCAAAGCCAGAACCAGTTCCTATATAACCTGACCATTTATTTATATTTGTTTGATAATTAATTAGAGAGCCAGTACCTGATCCCCCACTTCTTGAATATGACCATGTACCATATACCATAGTAGGTGTTGCTCTTTTTACAACTTTAAAAGTTTCTTCTGATACTATGTTTCCTGGGGAATCAGTGCTACCATAAAAATTTCTTGTACCATATTCATAATACCTCTGACACAAAGCCAACTGCTGTCCATATTGTAAGTGTTCAAATGGTGTTGCTGTAGTGCCTACCTCAAACTGCACTCCTGTAATGTACCAATCATTGGATGTAGAGTCTGCTAGGTTAACTTGACCTACTACACGATTAGCACTTGTTCTTGCTGCCCAAGATGTAGCTAAAGTTCCAGATGTAAAATTACTACCTACTCCTAACCACCATGTTAGAAATAAACTAACAGCATTATTATTATCAAGTGCACCTGTAGTATCTCCTGCATATGTTAAAGTTTTCTTTTCCCATGTGTTTGCTGAATTAATAGTATATGATTGTGATATTGCTCTTGTATTATCTCTATCATCTACTTCTAAAATATATGTACCTGTTTTGCTAGATTTCACCCAAAAAGACACTGTTATACTTTTAGCTTCTGATGTACCCTTTGCTAAATTTTGTAAATTTAATCCTTCAAACTTTTGATTTACTAATAAATGGTCACCAGCAGCTGGACTTGCATCTGCTGTTGTGCAATCCATCTTTAAACTGTTAGCAAATCCTTGACCACTTGGTGTATCTGTTGATTGTGATTGTGACCATGTTCCCATTGTAGTAATAGTTGTTTGCCATCTATCAACAGTATAATAGCCGCCAGTTGTTTTCCCTGTAACACTTGTTGCTCTTTGTGCTATCTGCATATTACCATTGATGATAAGGTTCTTTCCTATAGCAGAGGATTGTAATGAGCCATCATTATATGTAATTCCATTAGTTCCGTTAATAGCTACACTCATTACGTGTCTCCTTTAGGATATTTAGCTTTGACTGCTTGTCTTTTAGCTTGTAGTTCTTCTAGGTTTCCATCTAGTATTGCATGAACACACTCTTGTAATGTTGGATATTCAGTTAATCTTTTACCTATGTATGCTTCAGGGTCTACCCAGTTATTAATAGCATCTAAATCTAATTCAATTTTATTTCCGTCTTTATCCCAAGCATACATTTCAGTATCACTTTTATATTTAGTTTTTGCTGCTTCAGGATATAATGCAAATATAGCTTTCATTATGCTGCTACCTCCGTTATTTTAAATGTAGGTTTTGCATAACCTAATGCAGTAGTATTAGAAGGATTAGCAAAATAACTAGCTTGTGTAGCATTTTCACATCTGTTATATATACTGTAAGTTCTAGCAGTTGTACTTGCAGCACTTACTGTTGTCATCATAGTTACCATCACACAATCATTTGCATCATAGTCTTGGTTTCTTACACAAGTATGACTACTTGTTCTAGCACCTGCTGTACTTAAATTAACATCAGCAGCATTTGTTATATCATAAAACTTATGATAACTAATACCTGTATTATTGTTACCGCCAAACACAAAAACAGCTTCTAATATTAAAGTGCTATCTGATGCTTTTGGAGTAATAGCTGTATATAAATCACTATCAATATTTCCCCAAGCTGTATTAGTTAAATTAACTACACCTGTATCTGGTGTATTTGTTACTACCTGTAAAATAGTACCTGTAGGAAAAGAAGCTATGGGAATATCACCTGTTAAATTTGAAGCAGAAAGACTACTATTTGTATCTAATACTGTTCCTGTTGTTGCAGGTAAGGTTAAGGTATTCGTTCCAGCAACTGCTGGTGCTGCAACTGTAATAGCTCCAGAGGTATTTCCTGTTAATACTATATCAGCCAAAGTAATTCTCCTTAAATCTATTATTTTTCTTCATATTTTTTATCCCAGTAATTACTTGTAAATTATTAGGTACATGTAAGCACCTTTACCAGTAATAATGTTTATTTCTTTTCTCATAATTTACCCTATTCGTACAATATGTTTATTGAACCTGCATCAAAAGTATCTGAACCACTAACTGTGGTTAAACGAACTCTGTCTAGTGTGCCTGAAAGGGTTTTTTGACCTCCACCATTAATGACTATATCATAATTTTCAAAACACAAAGTACCTGAACCAACCCATAAATTTGTTGAAGAATTAAGTAATGTAAAGACATATGTTCCTGATACTAATGGAGCAGGGTCTCCTGAATCATTAACAATAAATCCTGCTGTAGAATTTGTTCCTGCCATTGAAGCACCTGCGTAAGCAGATTTAGATATATATCCTGTAGTCTCTATACCTCCAGAGTCACCAAGTTGAATTAATGGTCGTCCCGTACTATTAGTAGACACCCCTGCAAACATTAGAGTAACTCTTTTAGTATTACTAGGAATAGAAGTAAAATCAATAGATGTTCCAGAAGTAGTAGCTACAGGTGTACCAGACAATATGACTCCTGTTAAGGATTTACCACTTGCCATTGTAAGACCAGTACTATCTACTGTAGCAATTGTTGTTCCAGCACTCTGTAGTTCTATTTCACCCGATGTATCAGAGGTTAGTTTTAATCCGTTACTTGTATCTGCATTTATTATTGTAGCCATATTATACTATCACCCATCTTTGCCCACTAGAAACTGTTACTGTTACACCACTATTGACAGTAATTGGACTAGCAGAAATACCATTATAATTTGTAGGAAATGTATAGTCTGTATTTATTGTGTCGTTATTTACAAAGATGCCATTAGTTGCACCAAACTGTGGTGCTACACCTGTATTTGTGTTGTCTTGTACTACTGCTTTTTCAGCAGGGTAAGTACAAAATACATCACTTGTGCCAGATAAAGTAATTGCTGAACCAGAATTACTTGACTCCAATATTGTTGTTCTGGATAAAGTTGTGCCTGAAGCTGTATAAGTGCCTAAACCTACCTCATAGTCGTTACCACTTGTAATAGCATAGTAAGTTGTATTACCATTTCCTATAGCAGCAAAAGATTGAAAACCTGTACTTGCTCCAGCTAATGTAACTGTGCCTGTGCCTGTTGTCGTAGTGGTTTCTTTTACTCTATCCTTTACGATAAGAGCCATGTTTTATCCTTACGCTAATTCTACAGTTAGGTTGCCAGTTGTGATTTTAAATATATCACCAGAGTCAATAGTTTTAGAAGCATCTAGTGCTGTGTGGTATAACATATTTCCAGAACTAGCAGCATCCCATAAACCAATCCATCCTACAGTTCCCCAAGCTGCGGTTGCAGTTGGAAAAGTAGTATCTGCATCTGTAGCAACTAAACCTGATGTGCCTGAAGCAGTAGCAAAAGATGATGCAGTTCTAGCGTAAGAGCCACCAGAAACTTCTGTGCCAGTTCCTGCATCTGTTGGGTCTGCTGTGTGTAATGATACATATGGATTATTTACTGCTGTAAAAGCAGTTCCGTTAAGTGTTGCGTTTAGAAGTGCGACTTCTAAATAGTCCGACATTTCAGCCATAATAATTTACCTCGTTGAGTTAGTAATAGTAAGTGGTTGAGCAGGGTATTCAGATTCATCATCACTCTTGCGTAGAGCTATCATTCCTCTGTCATACATACTTGCCCATGTATTAAGTCTTTCATCATTCATCAAATAAGGTTCTGCTTCACCTAATGCAGCGTATAACAATAAATCAGGTGTATTAGCTAACCAAAGGTTAGATGAATTAGTGTCGCTCAAATATTCTGGTTGATAAAAGTAAACCATCTGTAGCGTGTAAACGCTGTCAGGGATTGGAGCAAATTGAAACTCTGCACCTAGCAGTGTGTAAAAATTAGGTAATCCAGAAACAGCAGTATGTGCATTTCTAAAAAAATTGCTTGTAGATAAAAATTTAATTGTTTGTGGTGGGTTGCCTTGTAAATGCAAATCTTTCATAGCTACAAAATCTGAAGGCAAAGATACAGTAGCATCACCTGCTGTAGTAGATGCAGTAGCAACTTTAAGCATTTGTCTTATGCGTAAGTCTCTGACAAGTCTATCTTCAGCTAGTCTAATAAACTCTGGTATCTGGGTTGTTAAATCAGAACGAGCTAAATAATCAGCTATAGTAGCTTGTAGCGTTGTGTAGTCTGTAAAAAATGCCATTTAAATTCTGCCCTGTTTTGTTCTAAAAAAACGATTGTCTGGATGATTTAAAAATTCTTTAAATCTCTTTAAATCTATTACATTAAATCCTTGCATGATCTTTTTATGATTTAAGTCATCAACAACTGTCATTGGTATAGATGCAATCTTGTTATCAAACATATCATCACCCCATTTTGATGATGAAGTAATAATTTCTTCTTTGTTCATTTCAACAATATCTGTTACATCTTGTTTTGTTTCTATCACATAACCATCATTATCATGGTCATCGTGTTTTGTTTGGTGTCTATATTTTATTGGTTTAGACCAACTGTTCTTATATTCTTTTTTATCTTCCATAATCTTCCTTAAAAGATATGCCCACCGAAGTGGGCTATATCAATACTTAATATTTAATTAAGCGTTTAAATCAGCAACGATTGCATGAGCTGCTTCGTTACTTACTTGCAGAGTTAATTCTGTAAGTATTTGATGTTTTTCAGCATCACCTGTTTTAGCTAGTAAAGTAGACTGGAATGGTCTTAAAGTTGCACAAGACAACATTGTTGGGTCTATAATAAGAGCTTGTTCGCCATTGTTAGAAGCATAATCAGAAGTCATGAATCTTTCTGGTATAACTGAAAGCATACCAAAGTCTGAAAGATAAACATCTGCTGCGCCAACAATTGCTGCTGCTTTAGTGCTTTTGCCAGCGTTGTCAGTCCAAACACGATTAGCTGCAATACCAGAGAAAGCTGATACTTTAACTTTTTGGTTTGGTGGAACAACTAACATAGTTGGAGTGCCACCTGCATTAAACGCTGCTTTCATAGCAGTTTTTAAAGATGCTTCTGTAAATGCTGCTGTAGTACTAGTTGAAGTTGCAGTTCTAATTGCAGAACCTGGAGGGGATGCTGGAGCTGCTGGAGAACCTGTACCTACTGAAGTCCAGTTAGTTCTAATCCAAGTTTGTAGAGATGCCATCTTTGGTGCTGTTGAACCTGCTGATGTTACTGGAGCAACATTACCAAGAATAGCAAATTCTATGTCTCGTTTTAGTTCTTGTCCTGCTTTAGCTAATTGATAAGCTGTTTCTGTCTTACGACCAGCTTTATCAACTCCATCAAGAGTGCCAGTAATGTTTACTGTTTTACCCATGATTTGAGTTCTGTTTGTAGCTCTAACTGTAGGTACGGCTGTAAATGCTGCTGCATCCGCTCCTTCAACTAATGCTGTGTTAGCTGCTGCACCTAGTGTATCTGTTTGCCACTCATGTAGAGTAGCTGTTGCTTTTGTTTTTCCGATAGAAGAAACTACAGGAGTTTCTGTCGGAGCAATATTGTATATGGTGTTGGATAAATCCTCACGCATACCAATTGCTTGATAAGTATGAAATGAAGCCATTGTTA